ATCGAAATCTTCTTCATCAAGATCCATATCGTCTTCAACTTCTTTGAGGCTTTCAATTAATTCATAAAATTGTTCAGTTACTTCTTCTGAATTTCCTTCTTTGATCATAGCAAGTATGATATTTTGTGTTTTTTCAGAATAAGGAGCTATAAGATTAGCGAGAGTTTCTGCGCCTTCTTCTAATTCAAGAGCATCTACAAGAATATCATTTTCTTCTTTAAGAGTTTGAATTTCTTCTGCGTAGATATTACCAAAATACTCTTCGTTAAGAGTTGGGGCAATAAGTTCTTTTACTTTTTCAAGTATTTGTAATTCAGGGTTTGAATTAACCATTTCAACTAAAACCTCTGCTCTGATTTCTGATCTCATTTCATCTAATGCATCTACCATTTTCTGAGCAAATTCATCTTTTACCTCAGCTTGATATTCTCTGTTAGCTTCTTCAAGTTCTTCAATCTTATTAGATTTTAATTCTTCAACTTCTTCTAAAAGAGTTGCATAAACTTCTTCTTTCCAAGTAGAAAGACTTTCACGAAGTAAAGCTTCATCTTCAGTAGATAGTTCCATATGAAGTATTTCATTAGCCATATTATTTTTCCTCCAAATAAATTTCTTAATAATGTTTGTATAACATTATCTTCTTTATATTAAAAAACTTAGGTTTAAACTCTAAGTTCTTACATTCATTAACAATTCTTCCTTTAAAGAAAACAGCTTAGCACTTTCTCCCATCATCTTATTAATGTCACCACCTAAATTAATTCCAATAGAACTTGAAAGAATTTTTTCCTGAAATTTTTCAACTAATTTCATTTTTTTTAAAGTTTTTTTAGCTTGAGAAATTCTTGTATTCATCTCTTGTTCAAACTTATTCCATTCTTCATCGCTTATATTAGCTTTTCGTGCTTTGTCTCTATCAAAATCATCTTCAACTGTATCAAGAAAAGTTTCAAATATATCTTCAAACCCAACTTGAGAAAATGTGTTAAATACTCTAAAAGGTGATTTTACTTTTCCAACCATTGTTTTAGCAAGTGCTTTTTTAATTTTTGTTCTTCCTTTTGGAAGATCACTTTTTTCAACTGATAGTCCAGTTATATTTACAATATAAGGAGCATCAATTCCTTCAACATAGAGTTTTATTTTTGTAGCTAATCTACTTTTACTCCATTTACTTAATAGTCCAACTTCTTTCCAATCTTTTAAATTATCTATAAAAGCTTCTAAAGATCTTCCTGAAAGAATCGGTGCACTTATTGTCATAAGTATGGATTCATTTAATTCATTTTTCATTTTTTAATCTCCAAATACGTCATTCCAAACTCTTTCAAATTTTGTAGTATGCCCTAAAATTATACCACTATTAGATGTTTCTTCGGTAACAAAATTAGGTCTTCCATCTATTCCAGCAGATGGATCAAAAACTACATCAATTGCTTTCATTTTAAATCCAGGTTGCACTTCTACAAAACCTTCTCCTAATGGACCATGATATGGTTTTATACCACCAAGCCCTCTAGTTGAAACTCCTAATTGTACTCCACCATCAATTAAATTTTTTAAAATATTACCTTGTGGAGTATTTAAAATAGTCATTTCCGCAAGAACTGCTCCATCAGGAGCCATCTTGAGTTTTGTTATTTTATGTGATATTCTTTCTATATTTACTTTTGGAGAAGAATTTCCTGTAAGATATGATTTCCCTTTATGTTTCATATAAAAGTTACCATTTGGAACAGTTATACAATAAATATTATCATCGTGATCTTCTTCAGTTATTGATAAAAATCTTTCATCTAAATAAATACCTTTTGTTGTAGATAAATTAAGTTGATATAAAGTATGTTTATTTTTAGCCTCAATTAAATGATCAGCAAACATATAATCTTCAGTTGTATCTATTTCAGTCCAATTTCCGCTACCACCAACTTTAATAACTAATTCATGTAAATCTTCAATTAATCTTTTAGAAACAGAAAATAAATTTCTTCTATTACTTCCTCCATCCATTCCTCTTCTGTCTCTTCCATCTCCTTTAATAAACCAGTCAATCAATTCTTCAAGATAAGGTGCATCTAATTGTTTTAATTCTGTTGGAATATATTTCGTATAACAATCTCCAAGTGGCTTTAAATATTCATGTAATCTAATGTCTTGAATTACAAAATTAGTAATAATATTATCTCTTCTTTTTTTTGAATATTCTTTTACTTCAAAAGGTAATTGTTTTAATACTTCTCTAAATTCATCAGCTATAATTCCTTCGTTTTGTGAAATGCTAATTTTATACTCATTATCTCTTTTAGAGGTACACCCTTCCGCTAAATAAAATCCAATAAAAGACATAAAAGCTTTTGTATTTAATTCTAAGCTTTTTCTTACGTCTTGTTTAAATTTTTTATTATATCTTTCTTTTGATATACCTTTTATAATAAAAACATCATTAGTATCTGCTTCCCATTTTCCAATTTTGATAATTTTATGTTTATTATATTTTTTTCTATTATCAAAAACTTCTTTTACTGTTACTATTTCTCTTTTCCCATATCTGTTTTCAAGATATAATCTATGAGGTCCAGTAAAAGGAATATCAATATTCCTTCCTTTAAAGTTATAAATTTTACCTTTATATGGTTCATTTATAATTGTTTCTATTTTATTATACTCAATTATATTATCTTCATTAAAGGTAGCTACTTCATCTCCAACTTTATACTCTAAAAAATCTTTCCATCCATCTTTTCCTAAAATGGAGAAGTCGCTAACCCCTACACAGGGATGCTCAATTTCTCCTACGAATCCACCGTTTGCAACAGCTTCTTGAAGTTCTTCTACAGCACTTTCCATAACAGGAATTGGATAAATTCTTTTATTTTTATTTCCAGTTCCAGCACGAGAGACTACTCCACGAATGAAGTAGCCTTTATTTTCTTTTGTTGATTCCATTAACTGATATTCAAATATGTCTGTATAATCTTCTAAGAACATTTCCATATCAGTCTCCTTATCTTTTTGCGAAATTAATTTTAGCAAGTTTTTGTTTTGTTTTAGTAATAAATTCTTGCTTTTTAGCATTTTTTTCAGCTTTCTTAGCATCTTTAATTTTTTGTATTTTTTTAGCTTCTCTTTTTGCTTTAGCAGCTGCTGCTGTTTGAGCTTTTTTAGTTTCATTTGAAACAATTTCTTTTCTATTAGCATTTATTTTATCAACAGAAGCTTTAGACGCATTAGAAGCGAATTTTTTACTTCCTTTTGCGAGATCTTTTTGTATTTTCAGAACTCTACCATAATACTTTTTCATAATAGCTTTTGCTTCTTTAGCTTTTGCTATATTTTCAGCATGTTTTGCACTACCAAAAATAGCTTGATCTGTTGTATATTTCTTAAAAGTTTTATAAGCATCGGCATACTTTTTACCAATGTCGTTTTGTACCATGTCTACTGAAAGTCCAGCTGCTAATATAGTATCTTTTTCTTTAAAAATTGAAGGAAGTTCTTTATAAACCATTCCAGCTTTTAACTTTTTAAGAGCTGATTTTCTTTGTTTATCATTCATTTCTTCATTAATAACATCTTCAAAGATATCATCAAATTCTTCAATTAATAATTCTGTCATTAACTTATTCATTTATATCTCCTTAGATTGATAAAAGATAAACAGCATCTTTAATTAAATCAGGTCTTGTACCTTCTTCTATACTACCGTCAAGTTTTTCAATTGTTTTATCAAGTTTTTCTTTAAGCTTTTCATCTTCAAGTTTTTCAGCAAGTTTTTTTAATTCATCAGAAATACTTTTAATTTGTTCAGGTGTTAATTCTTTAGCTTCTTTATTGTCATCTTCTTTTTCAGCTGCTTCTTCTTCTGGTGTTTCAGATGCTTCTTCTTCTTCATCGCCTTCTGCTTCTGATAAATAAGTAGCTCTAATTATTTCAACATCTTCATCTTCAAAAAGAATTTCAAGTCCTTTAGTTAGGTCTTTAAGAGATTCTCTTAAAGTGCTATCTGATATAATAGCTTTCCCAAACATTGCTTTTCTATCAGCTCCATCAAGAAAAAATACTTGTGGATACTCTTCAAATAAAGTCATAAACTTTTCTTTTCCAGCTTCTACGTCTTCAATGAATAATGAAGCTGCTTCAATAAAGCCTTCTTTAAACTCTGATCTTTTCCATAAATCATTTGCTTTTTCAGCAATAGTTGAATTAACTAATTTGATTTTTTCATTTTCAAGCAACGATACAACAACTTTATCTTCAAAATTAATAAACTTAATTTCATTAATTGGGTGTGTTTCAAGTCTTTCAACGTAAGCTTTGAAAAAATCTTTATTTTTAATTGATAAATCATCGTTAGCTTCTGCAAGCTCACTATAATCTATTACATCCTCAAAATTCTTAACTGCAAGTGTTTCATTTATTAGTTCATTAATAAATGCTTCTTGACCAAGAACATCTTCTTTATAAGATTCTGATAGTTCATCAATTGATGCATTTTCATCTTCAAAGAAATTCTTAACTGAGTCTTTAAAATCTGATTCTTCTTTTGTAAGAAAAATTTCTTCAAAATTTTCAAGAACAAGAGTTAAGGTTTCAGGATCAAATGAATAATCAGAAGTATAAAACGTTCCGTTATTATGATCCAGTAACACTAAACTATCATCAAACATATTGACAAGAGCAGCGTTTGATGATTCATTAACAATAGAAGATATAATTTTTTCCATACTCTTATTAGAGTATAAATTCATATCCTCAAATTCTCTTAATGACATTTCTAAAGCCATATTATTTCCTCCATATATTCTAAATATATTTTTTTATTCCTCTATATACTCGTTTAACTGTATTATCTAATACATCATTAAACGTTATAGTGATATACTTAATTTTTTCGTTTATGTAATATTTTTTTTGTATTTCTTCATTAATAGATCGATTAATACATTTAGCACTATATCCATCAGTTTCTATTATTTCTAAAAAATCCCCTCTGGTATTATCTTTCGCAAAATTAAAAAATGGACTTTTATCTTTTTCAAACTGCCTTTTTGCTTTATGCGAACATGCCATAGGTATTGTAAGTATAACTCCTTCAATTAAAATATTTTTATCTTCTTTACTTATTGATGAAGAAGGATATATACTTTTTTGTACTTCAAAAAATTGGCCTACTTCAAACTTAGGCGTTTGTTTCTTTAATTCTTCTAGTAGTGTACCAAGCGTATATAGTTTATCCATTAATTAATTTATTTCCACATTCTACTGTAATTTCATTTAATTTTTCTAATGTTCCATTATTATCTTTTTCCCATAAAGTAATATTTCTATCAGAAAAATTAACCCCTTTAAATTCATTTGATGAATCTAATGCTACAAAATTATTTCTATTTATTTTATTAGCTGTAATTTTAACACTTCCCAGAATGAATCCAGAGGCTGCTTCAAACATTGGAGCTAATTTAGTTGGAATATTAAAATCTTTAGCTGCTTTAACTACTTTGAAAAAATCATCTTTATTTTCAATTAAAAAATCTTTACCAAACATATTAACTATTGTACTTGCTGCTAATTCAGAAGGCGCTTCTGCTGAAGCTTCTTCACCGCTTTCTACTGAAACTTCTTCACCGCCTTCTGGAGCTGGCATTTCCATTCCTGCCATTCCCAAATCTGCGCCTCCTGCCATTCCGCCTGCTTGTGCTTCATTTCCTTCTAATTTCTTTTGAAGAGTTATATCAGCAATTTCTTTATCAGACATTTTTAGAATATTTTTAAGTATCCATTCATTAGGAAAAAGATTTAACTGCTGTATAGCGGAGATAAGTGCCATTCTCTGGTTAATTAATTCAATTTCTGTTATTTCTTTTACATTACTTGGAGGAGTTAATTCAATTTTAAAATTACTTAAATCTTCTTTCTTGTATCCTTTAAAAAATAACTCTAATGCTGCTATTTTATTTAATCCTTGAATGATTTGTGATTGAACTCTTTCAATAAACCGACCAAATTTCTGATCGATAGATGACAACGACCGAGCCATATCTGCTTGTTCGCCAAGATAGCTGTTAGGGATATTCATAGTACGGAGGATTTTATTTTTAAAATAAGTTAATAATGGATCTTCACTTCCAGAAGCTCCCATTGATTGTCCACCCTGCAAAGTTTCAATTCTTGTTCCAGTTTGCCCTTCTCTTACAGGAACAAATATATCTGATGTAATTGACATTACATTTGCTTTTTTATTAATATTTCCATTTTCATCTATAAATGATTGTGATCTATAAGCATTTTTCATTTTCATTAAAAAACGTTTAGCTTCAACAGCATTAAGATTACCTACATCTATGTAAAATACTCTTCTTTCTGGTGCTCTTGAAATTCTATATACTAACATTAAATCTTCAAGCATTACAAGTCGTCTATAAGTTCTAACTCCTGCTTCTAATAAACTTCCTCCATAAGGTGCATGTGATTTATTATCTATTTTAAAGTGAATTATTTGCCAAGGAAATAATTTATATTCAGTAATTTCATTTTCTTTTTTATTATCTTTTTTATTTGTTTTGTATGAAAAATGTGATAATTTACCATCTTTTTCTACTCGTTCCATTTTATCAGGTTCAAGGTATCTTATTCGTTTAATCTCTTTTGGTTTCTTATAATCATCTGGAATAATTTCATAAAAATTATCTCCCATTTTAACTGTTTCATAAAAAATAGTCCATAGCTCATTATTCATATCTAATTTTTTAACAAATAAATCATCAAGTACATTTTTAATTTCTTCATCATTAGAGAAGAATTTTACTACATCTCCCATATCGTTAGGCTGAGAAGAATCATCAGATATTATTTCAATACCTCTATGAATAAATTCCATACCATCCATTTCTTTATATGTTTGATAACTATTTTTTCTATTGGCTAGTTCTCCACCTTGCCCAAATTCTGTTTCATCAAAAAAGATATTAAAGTCAGAACCATCAACATAAGCGTCAGAAGATAAATTTATTTTTTTAGGATCAATATCTGTTTTAAGTTCTTGTCCAAGATCAGGGATAGCATTAATATCTACTTGAATACCTCTTGCTGCTTTCTCATCTACAAATATTTCAACTCCATCTATAAGTGGCATATATTATACTCCTAATTTACTTTTATTACGAAGAAGATATTCTTTCGCATTTGTATCAGTTAAGGCAAGTTTTTGTAAACCTTTCAAGTTTGTTTTTGCCATTTTTCCATAAAGTTCTTCTCTTACTTTTATATTACTTGGATTATTCAATTTAGTAGGAACTGGTTTTACTGTTCCTAAATCAGCTGCTTTATCCAATACTTTTTCAGAAGAAGATAATCCAGATTCTCCTCCACCTAAATTTTCTTTTCTTCTCATTTGAGCTAATTTACTGATTGTAGGTTTTTTCATTCTATTAGCAGATATTATTGATTCTGGACCAATTGTTCCAGAACCAATTGTTCCATTAGCCAATTTTGCCATTCTTTCTTTTTTCTTTTGTAATATTTTATTTTTATATATCATATTTATTCTCTCTATAGTATATTGCGGTTTTTCCTTCACTAACAAGTTTATATCCCATAAATTCTATCCATTTTTTATTATGTTTATGTATTCTATTATCTTCATAATCATAATAAGCAATACTATGTTTATGAAATCTATCATATCTTTGTCCTAATAATTCAATTGTTTTAAATATCTTTTTTAAATTAGGTTTATCTTTTCCTAATTTAATGCTCCAATCATATCCAGCAATTGTTTTAACGTCTTTAAATTGATTTATTATATTATATTCTTCAAGACTTCCAACTTCAATACTCAATTTATAAAATTCATCTAAAGTAAATTCAGTTATATCAAGAATAATTTCATTATCTTTATCTTTAAAAATATATCTCACTCCAAAATTGAGTCTTATATCTTTAACTGCTACTCCCATTATATCTAACATTAATTTGTATCACCTAACAACCAAGAATATTCTTCTTGAGAACATCCATAATTTTTTTGAAATTGATTATCTTCAACTTCTTCAGAAGATACTATATCAAATTCATCATTTTTTTTCTTAATTTTTTCATCCTTTAAATTATCTTTACTATCTGTTCCTATAATATCACCATCATCTGTAATTAAAAAAGAATCTCCTGATTTAACTGCTTTGTTTCTATTATATAGTGCTAAAGCTGCTGCTATGATAGTATCATCTGTACTACCTGCTGAATGTTCTGGCTTATTTCCTCCAGCCCATATCCATGTAGATAATTCTAACCACAACCTTTTACTATATATTTTAATACTATCAAATAATTCAGGAACAGTAAGCCAATCAATAAAATCATTAGTTAACAACTTTCTTGTCTTAACATCTGTAATCCAACCTGTCATTCGTGTTATACCATTTTTAGATTTTTTTTGCTTGTATACATTGTTATATGGATCTATATCTGAATAATATATTCCATTAAAAATTGCTTCTCCAATACTATTACATTCTATTATTAAAAATGCTTCATTATAATAATTTGCTACTTTTTTTATAAATCTACTAAAGTTAGGAGTTGACATATGTCCTTTATATTCAGCAACTTGTTCATATTCTCCTACATCAAATATTTCCATAGTAGAATAGTCATTTCCAGTACCTGAACTTACATCAATTCCCGCTATATATCTATGACCAGGTATTGGTTGTTTCCATACCCACCATCCTTCATATTCTGAAGTTCCTAATACATCTTTTTTAATTGGAGCTTTCAATCGTGCTTCTATATTTGATAATATTTCTTCACTGAATACTTTCGCTCCTGCTACAATAAATTCATGAAGTATCTCTTG